GAAACCATTATGACTTTTGTGCTTTTACCAGAAGTAATAGTAGGATAAACAGATGCAAAGAAGGAATCTGCGATATGGTTCGGAACGAAAGCGAACTCATCGAGAAAGAGGATATTGAATGACATGCCTCGGACAGCACTTGCAGACGTAGAAGCAGCCAGTATCTTTGATCCATTTTCTAACTCGATGTTACCTCTGTTCCAGGCTATAATACCCTGCTGCATCCATTTGGGCAAGTTCTCATAAGCAGTAGCAAGTCTTCCAAGAAGTTCTCTTGCTGTCGCTGCTTTGTTTGCTAGAATACCAATATTTACGCTATCATTAAAAATTAGATAGTGAAGTAGATAAGATACAACAGTTGTAGACTTTCCAGTCTGTCTAGGCATCTTACAGATATTAAATCTGTTTTCGTGGAATCTATTAATTAATTTCTCTTGGAAATCATATGGTTTAAATTGTGTCAATCCTTCGTCAAGAGAAACAATCTTAATATAGTTGTTTGCAAAATAAACTGGATCATCCTTGCACTTTACAAATTCTATAATTTGTTCTTGTGTAAATTCAATTTGCGTATTTGCCTTTTTTAATAAAGGATTGCCAAGATAAACTTCACTCAAAATAAAACTCCTTTTTAATCTTCAATAAATGTCACACCACAACTTGCTGATTGCATAACTGCTGATGATTCAACAGCGATTGCAAGTTTTGTTTGTGGTGGAAGTGCGATTCTTAAGTTATCTAGGTCAAAATGATCTGGTGCTCCGGATGTAATATTAAAAATGGCAATTGGAGTTCCGCCAGTGATTGTACAATCTGTTCTTGAATATGAAGCAGAGTATCCAATTGGAGTAAAGTCTAAATTATTTGTAGAATATGTTGGATCAATATAGAGATAAAGAGTACATGGGTTTGATGCTGATGCTGTTGTTCCTCCCGTCAATCTCTTAATCAAAATTTCTCTTGTATTAATCTTGTTATTTGCAATTAAATTACTTTTAATTGTTAATAGGTGATATTTTGTGTCTGTAGTGTTCATACCACCACTTTTTGCTCTACTAGCAGCAACTGGATATGTGGTTGTATTGATAATACCCTCAATAGCACCCATCATAGATGCACCAGATACCGTTACACCAACACCAGCATTTCCGTCAAGATTAGCAGCAACATATCCAATCTTAAGTGATGGATTATCTAAATGAACATCATTATTTCTATTAGAATAATGAATATGATGAATTGGCATCATATCACCTGTGGTTGGATTTTCAACTGCGAATCTCATTTCACCAACACCCAACCAACGGAAGTTGATTTGATAAACGTTGAGTTTGGTCGGGTCTAATGTGACACCTGATGGATTTGCAGTTCCTCCAACACCTGTTAATGTATCAAAATTCCAATCTTCCTGATATGTCCAATTACTTGTATTATTAACACCTGTTTGTGCAGTTATTGATGTTCCTACAAGTGTTCCCGAACTTGCAATAGAAAAAGTTCCTGTCTTTGGACCTACACTTGTAGATAAGAACTCAACAAATCCATTTTCATAATCAGTAATCCAACCTGGAAAAGTATTAACTCCAATACTTGTTGCGTTTTGTTGTGCTGTTCCTGATGGAATTGAAATTGTTTTTGCTACGCCAGCAAGAGTGACTGTTATATTTTCTGTTCCACTTGCAGGTGTTGTAATTGCAAATCTATGAATATGTGCCTTACCACCATTCTCCCGAAGGATACCGAATCTTCCATTGGTATTAAAACCAACTTGAAGTGCTTGCTCTTGTGCAAAGAATCCTGCTCTCTGTGTGTATCCTTCTACTGAACCAGAAAACTGTGCCGTAAATCTTGCAAGCGCACCTTGTCCTGGACGATACCTTACTGCTCTTTTAGATCTAACTACACCATAACCATATGCACCAGTTCCTGTTGATGCTGTCATCAAAGTATTGGAAGTGGTAATACCAGTCCCAAATGTATAACGTTCAAATCTTTGAGAGTTTAATCCGTATAATCCATCAAGCTGAAATACTGGTGTGATTGGAACAGCAATAGACTCTCCAAAGGCACTAGACCCACTTGCTGTTCCATTACATCCATCAATGTTGCCGTATCTATCGGCACACATATAAACTTCAAAGAGACTTCTCTCTTGATTTAGATAATCTTGTATATTTTTATTCCACTGCGCCATAACTCAAATCCACTCTAATTTTGAAGGATGATATCTACTTTTACTTTTTATGTTAATATTTTTTTCTTCTACTGGATAAATTTGATGAACAACTGCGCCAGGATATTCTCCTTGAAGTTCTTCTCCAAGTTCTTGCTTTGAAGGAACACCAGATTTTGTAACCATTTCAAATCTATAAAGATTACCTTGCCAAACAACATCTGCCAAATAACTTTCACCAACATGCTTTTGTTCTGGTTCAGAATTTAAATAAAGGTTACCATTAAAGTCACCTGAAATGTTAATTGATTCGGATAAAAACTCTTTGAAACTTTTCATTGATCAGCACTTCCAACGACGGCGGGCTTTACAAACTGGTTTATCTGGGGTGGATGAGCAATCAATGTTATGCATGTCTTGCTGACCCTTAGAGCGTGCGCAGAATGACTTTCTACGCTTGGAATCCTTACTTCCTGGTTTTGGATCTCCAGTTACAGCAGTTTTTAATTTAGAACCCGGATTCTCACGACGATATGCTTTAACGGCAGCAGGACTCATACCATCAGTTTTATCTGACTTATTTACCTTTTGCCAGTCTTCTACTTGAAGAAGTGGTTGACCAGGTTCATAGTCTCTCATTGTGAAATAAGTAACTCTACAACCTGGATATACTTTTTCTACTTCATTTTGAATATCTTGTTTTGATGGACGATTAGAATATGGGAAGAACATTTGAAGAGAATAAACCTTTCCTCTCCAAGAAACCATTACATAATAAATGTTTCCACTTTTTGCTGGCATTCTGACTGCTTCTTCAATTTCTTTTACATAATTTTTATTTTTTCCAGGTTTTCCAGCATCTCCGCCGTGCTTTTTGGTTCCACAAGTTTCTTCTATGGAATCTACTTTTATAATATCAATAATTTCTGCAAAAGTATTTCCATTTGCATCTTCAATCGTTACATCTTCACTAACGGATTTCCATCCACCACCCGCTTTTTTGTACTCTTTTGCTGCCCAACCATTTGCATAAGCAGAAGGGTACACATCAAATTTTGACTTTGCCTTTGCTTTCATTTTTGACCAAAGAGAAGGATTGGTAGGAACATTCTTCTCACTAATCACTTCTGCTTCCATTTCAAGTAGAATTTTATCTACCAAAGAAATTTCTTCGCCGAACATCTTAGGTCCTTTAGTTTTCTTTTCTGCTGCTGCTCTTTCACCTTCTGTAGAACCCTTTTGTGCGAGATTTCTGATCTTTGCAGCACGTTGTTGTTCTCTATGCTTTTTTGGATCAATTGCTCCTGGCATTGCTCCTTCCGGAACACAATTTGGGACCATTTTCTTTCCTTTCTTTTTTAGTCCCTCTTGCTTATATCCTTTCCAACAAGCTTCACCAATATTATTAGAAACCATTTTGGGTTTTCCTCCTTTACCTGGACGATCTGCTACAGGATCTTTTTCTCTTTTTTTTCTTACTGCAGCAGCAATTTCATCCTTAGACATTTTTGCTGCTTTTTCTTTTGAAAGGCACTTGGGTTTTGGACCCTTACCGTCATCATTTTCTCCACGGGCGCATTTTCCAGTTCTTTCACCTTTGGTGTTGTATTCATCCCATCCACCACCACCGACGCCACCTTCGCCGCCTTTTCCGAACCATTTTCTAAGATCTTCGTTCATTTTACTGGACTGGATTTTGTTTCTTCACCACTAGCTCTTTTATCTCTTCCCGCACAATGTGCTTTCTGAGAAAATCCTTTTGGATTTGAGCAATCTATACTCTTTTTATATTTATTAGACCAACTTTCTTTAAATTGTTTAAACGTTTTCATCTTCTTTTTGCTGCTTTAACAATTTACTAAGTTCTGCTGTGGATCCTATGAACAGTGCATTATTTGTGACACTTGTAGGACCTTTCTTTTTATCATCAGACTGAATGTCCTTCAATTTCTTTTGCAAGTCAATTAACTTTTCAGTTGCATCAGATACGCTTTTTATTAACTGCCCAGCAACTTCGTATGCTCTTGGCATCTCAGTTTCTTGGGCAAGTTCTATAACACCATTAAGTGCTTCTTGACCTTTTTCTATGATAGAATAGAGATTTCCTCTACTATACTCATAGTCTTTCCTAATATCTTCTGATACTTTTTCAAACTTATCTATTGAACTTTCTACTTCAACACTTTCAACTTCAACTGTCGGTTTCATAGTTTCTTCTACATTAAAGGTCTCATCTAAATTGTCAAATTTATTACTCATAATTATCAGAAGCTATCGCTAAATCCAAAGTCATCTCCAATTTCAATGTATGCATTGTCTGCTGAAGTTATTACACTTACACCAGATCCTGATACGTGAAGAGATATTGGTGTTCCATATTCCCCTCTAGAAACTGTAAGTTTATTTCCAGTCTTAGATTTAACATACAATGTTTCTGTGTCTATGGTAATATAAGACCCCTTAGATATAGCAGAAGAATCTGCTACTTCAAACATAGTTGCCTCTAAGTTAATATCCTCTGAAAGTGAAGTAGAAATTTCATCAATATATTTCTTAGTTGCTTGTGGTTCTACTCTGTAAGTAATATCTCTTGTAGGAGTTCCAGTATTCTCTCCGGAAACAAAACCAATAGCAACTTTTTTGACAACATCTTTCGAGGAATCCTGAGAAGTTGGTCCAAAAATGTATGTTTTTGCTGTAAATCTTAAAGTATAAATTAATGCTCTTCTTGAAGTAAAATCTCCTTCATAAGAATCGTCCATTGTAATATTGTCTAACGTGATTGGAATATCTCTATTTTCTCCAATCAATTCCACCAAATCAATACTTATACTATATGAAGGTTGGAAATACGGAAGTATCTGCTCTACTATCTGGAGCATATCATCATTACTTTTTGTCATAATTGACAATTCAAAAGAAACATTATATGGTACTGGCATATAAGTTACTCTTAAATCACTCTTATCAGTTTTTGTTGAAGAAACAAAGCTCTGAATAGGAGTAACTTTCCTTGTAGGATCATAACTCAATCCTACCATTTCAAATGAAAGTCTTGGAAGAGTTATCTGAACTGGTTTGTTTAAATCTGGGGATTGTTCGAGTCTTGCTAGGAACTTTTGAGTTGGTCCATATGCAATTGGAACTTCAACAATAGAAAAAACATTATCGGAGGAATCTTTTCTTTTAATCTTTATACTATTAAATAAGGTTCCAAACCCGATTACAGTTTTTCTTATAATTTCGTTATAAAAATATTCAAACATACATTTGTCCAGATACTATTGATTATTTAACTATTTAAGGTGTTCCAAATGGATTTTTTTCTGTAAAGTTCAGTATTTGATCTGCTTCCGTCTCAATTTCTATATTTTGACTGTAAGCATCATCCGTGTCTACCGTATTTATGGATAAAACCTTATATGTTGCGCCAGATTCGCTGCCAGTGATAATTTCACCTACGGAGAATTCTCCGGTGAAATTCTTCAATTCCAAATCATTTGTGACTGAATTCCAAGACTCTACAAGAGCGGTTGCACTACTTGCAGATCCTGTAACAACTTCATTGAAAGTAAATGAACCAGATCCAAGTAAGTATGGGTCGGAAATCCTTACAGTCGGTGCTTCGGTGTATCCAGCACCAGTGTTTGACAATCTTATTGCAGTAATAGATCCATTAGTGAGTATTGCAACAGCAGAAGCAGAGGTAGATGCTATTCCAACAAAAGATACTATTGGTGCAGAATCATATCCTGATCCTCCATCAGTTACTGTAATTACACCAACTGCTCCATCTGAGATCGTTGCTGATGCAGCAGCACCAACCCCTCCACCACCAAAAAATGCAACCATTGGTACAGAGGTGTATCCATAACCAGGATTTGTAAGTTGCACACCCTGTACTTTATATTTTTCATCTGTTTCTGAGCAATAATCAAACATTCCAGTTATTAGTGTTGCAATTCCAACCGCAGTTCCTCCAGAAGATGGTGAAGAAGATATTGCAACTCTTGGTGCTGAGGCATAATCTCTACCCCTATTCGTTACTGTAATGGAAGATACTGCACCATTTACGATATTTGTGATTGCTGTTGCAGTTCTTCCAGATCCAACCAATCTGAGAGTTTGAGTATATGCCTGATCGACAAAATTATCATCTATCTGTTCAATATCAGTATCGACAACCTCATCGCCATATCTGAAGAGTTCACATCTCAATTCATAGACATAGTTCTTTTGTAGTTGATAAAATGGAGATTCGTGCTCAACATACTTTATTTCAAATATTCTATCCCCCAAAGGAAAATATACTAAATCTCCTTCTTTGGGTCTAGTTGAAAGTTCTATATTGCTAACTGGTTTTATCAAAGGGGAAATATAGTTCTCGAATCTTTCTTTGGATATTACAAGAGTCAAATCATCAATATCTTGGATTCCAAATTTTGACAAAAGAGTTCCTTGTCCACCATAACCATCATAAGAAGAAACATATGCTTCAATTGGGTAAGCCTTATCAAACTTTGATTGTATTACTTCGGCGATTACTGTATTTTTAGTGATGTATCTTCTAGGAATATAATAAACCTCAACACCATACATTCTTATCTGTTCATTTATTAAATCTTGAACTAGATTTTGTTCTCCTTTTGATCCCTGAAGAAAGAATGGATTAAGCATAATTATCCTATAAAGTCTAATGGTGGAATTTCATAATAAGATGACATTTGCTCCATTATCATATCTATTTCTCTTTGAGCATCATCGTATAATTGTCTACCATTAAACTCAATACCTCCGGGAAGTTTAACACCTTGGAATTTAATTAAGTTTTGCCCCCATTGCCTCTTAATTAGAGACGTTAGATATTTCTTTAACCAAGAATCATTCCATACATTAGAATAATCGTTTGGATTTAATGCACTGTAACAGTCAATAACCAAGTATTCTCCAACAACTAAACTGCTCCAGTCAATATCAAGATATAATCTATTTTGTCTTTTATTGAATCTTATTTGCTTTTGAGTTGTAAGTAAAAAGTCAATATCTTCCAGATATGTTTTAGTCATTGCATAAGTTAGCAGTTCTGTTGAACCCCAATAGTAAATATCATTTAAAAATAATTGATATTTCAAACTAAACATATTTCTAGAAATGTCATTAGATCCTTCAAATTGAAAAATTTTATTAATCCCTATAATATGATTTGGAATTTGAAGGAAATTGGCATTTTCAAAGAAGTTAAAAGTTTCACTTGTTGTTGATGTTGCCGAAGTTGTGGCAATTCCAACACCACCATTTTTTGCTCTACCTCTATCAACATCTTCTTGAGTAACTCTATATTTTAAATACGTTTGAATTACTCCATCAAAGTGCCTTTCTTGAAAAAATTGCACAGCATCATCGACAAGATCTTCTATTTGTTCATCAGCAACATTAATTTCTAAAACTGGATGTCCCAGTTTCCTTTTACAATAATCTATTAGTTCTTGTCTTGATGATGGTTGTGCCATTATTCTTTACAGTTTATTTTTCCTATAATATCTATCATTTCATGTTATTCATTAAAGAAGAAAGCATTGACTTTATTTCATCAATATTATTTTTAATTTCACTCATTTCATTTTCTAGATTTTCAATTTTTTTAGAGTTGTTTTGCTTGCTTCTTTTCAAATTTAAATAATTTTGATATTCCAAGTAATTTGTGTTTAAAATTGCATTTGTACTTTCATCCCTCACCAGGTTCACATCTTCTTTTACTTTCTTTTTCATTATGCAACAGCAATAACTCTTAAATCTTTAATTCTTGGTGGATATGCCTGATTTGTAGAAGTTCCAACAAGTTTTATGCTAAAATACCTAAAAGATTCTAGGTTGTTTTCAGTAAACTCATATTCTCTAAATGCTTCTAAAGGACTTTCATTTGTCAATAAGTCAACTTTCTGAACCTTTCTGTCAGGATTTCCATCAGACAAAGACTCATCTATTGTTTGACCAAGATTATTTAAATTATTGAATCCTGGGAATGGAAAATATATTGGATCTTCATATGGATCCTTTTGAATTGAATAAAAGGCTCTCAAATCACTAAAAGTATTAACATAAGCAGTACAAAGAAGTTTTATAGAAGTTGCTGGAACTTCCAATGATATTATATTTGAAGCGTATGTAAATGCTGTTGGATCTTTTTCTAAACTAGAAACTCGATCATCTGTGGAATAATTTTCTATTCTCTTATTAACTCTGTTTGAAGTTAAAATAAGTCCAACTCTATCTAAATCTACTGTCGGAGAAACATAAGAATCTCCACTAAACAACTGTAAATTTAATGTTAATGATTTATTTCCAGGAAGATTATTCAATCCAACAGACTCATTAACTTTTGAAAATATAGCTCTTGGACTAGAAAGATAGTTGTTAGAATCTAAATTTATAGACTCAAATCCATTATCTTCAAAAGAAGTTTCCGATCCATCAATACTTCTTCCCGAAACTGTTCTAATAGAAGGTGTTATAGTTGTTCCACTAAGAGTCAGTGTTTGAACAGTTGGTCTTACAATATTATATTGAATATTTTGAGTTGCATTTATATCCTCACCTCCAGTTGACTTGGATTCTTTAATATAAAGTTTAGGGTCTATACTTCTATCAACACCAATCAAAGTAGATCCATCGCTATCTGTAGATCCTGTTCTCAGTTTTATGTAATAATAATCTAAACCTATTGGATCTGGTAAAGTAACTTCTTCCAATCTATGGGTTTTATTTATCCTTCTCAGAGAAATAGAGTTTAATTCATATTTTCCTACAACATCTCCTGAAAAGTGATCTTCAATTTTTGTTCCATCAATTCCTCTTGTTATTCCTGTAAGAGAAGTTGCAGTTGTACCATTATATCTGATGATCTCATCATCTATTACAACATATCCTGGATTTGAAAAAGAAACTGGCAAATTTTCAAAGGTTCCATAATTTGTGGTTGAGTTTACAAACAACTCACCAGTAGAATTTTTATCATAATCTGCAGTCAATGTTATTGGTTTTATATCACTTACAACGTTTGAAATAGAAACTCTGTCTGTTGGCGAATGGTTTCCATGATTTTTGTGATTTACTTTTATATGAAGTCCATCATTAATAATTGCCTTACCACCTGTTGGTATTATGATGTTGCTGCCCAAAGGTGTAGAAGTTCCCGAATTGTTTATATAGTTTAAATTGTATCCAGCACCTTCTTTAAATTCTCCTTGAACATTATCCAATAAAAGTTCATTGGTTCCTGCAATACCGACCAAAGATAATCTCAGATTTCTTCCCAGTTTACTGCCACCAAGAGTTTCTACTGTAAGAACGTCTCCAGCAACATAACCACTACCGCCAGAAGTTATTGATGCTGCTATAGCTACTCCACTACTGTCAATTTCTATGTCTGCCGTAGCATCTGCACCAGTTCCTGTTAAAGAAACCAAACTTTCATTAAAGTATGTTGCTGGGCCAACATACCCTATTCCACCATTTACAATATTTAAAGATCCTGTTGCTGATCCAGCAGAACCAACATAATCTCCAGATCCATCGGACAAATCTTGCTGAACAGTATTTCCAAGAGTTAGTCCAGAACCTGTCAATAATTGATCCAACTTTATTCTTATAAGTCTAGAATCCATTTCAAATGAGTTTGAAGTCAAGTTTGCAATTTGACTATTCCCTACACTTAACTCTGGACTATAAAAATTAATGTCTCCAGTTGGTTGGGTGAAGTTTGCCCTATAAAGTTTAAATTTTAAATCTTGATATGGTTCTTCTATCCAACTTGAAGAATTTTGAGATTTGAAGAGTCCTCCATTGAGAGGTTGTTTATCAATAATAACTTGATTTTCGGAAGCAGTGTCAACTTGACCCATTTCTGCAACCCAAAGCAAATAACTATCAGAGTTTGAAGAAATAACTATGGAATGAAATTGATTGCCTGTTAGATATACTGGGGATGGAAATGTCACTCTTGTCGGAATTATTCCAAATTCGGTAGTTTCAATATCAGAAGGAGATACGACAACTTCACCAAAAGGATATACGGTTCTAGATGGTTGACCCAATTCCATGGGTCTCAATTGAACAGTTACTGGTAAATTATTGTCCTTTCTATAAAAATATAAATCAATAGAAGTCACAAACATTCCATTGCTATGTTCAACATAGAATGATTGTGCTAAGGGATTTAATAATTTCATCTCTTATACTTTATTAAGTATTTATATTAATGATATTAATTATTTCAAAGTCCAATAGTTTTTCCAAATTGGTTTGCTATTTTTTCATCAGCTCTCTTTCTTTCATTCCTTCTGTTGTTATTGTTACGGTTTCCTGCCTTATTATTCTTTGAAGATCCAGTATTTCCGTATTTTATATTTGGTTGAGGATTAACTGCTTGTGCTCTATCAAACAGTTTTTGACCTCTAGCATTTGAATCTCCTTGCTTCACTTGTGCATTAATACCAGAGTCTGAAAGATAATTGTTTAATCTTTCCGCAGCAGGAGCTCCAATTTTTGGTCCAGCTCTGTTAATTGTAATCTCTTCTGGTTGTGGAGCTGGTTGTTGTGGTTCTGGTTGTGGTGTGTTTGGTCTTGCTGGTGACGAAGAAGATGGTGGAGAATATGGTGTGGGTGATGGAATAGTTCTTATTACTGTGCTATTGACTAGTTCATTAGGACCTACTTCTTGTGCATCTTTGGTTTCTGTTACATCTTCTGTAACAACAGATGCATTTCTAGTGATCAATATATTTTCTTGAACAGTATTTACTTTTCCTTCGGAATAATAATTTTCTTCTGCCGAACTAGTTGTAACACCTTCTATTAGAGAGTTTGTAGAACTATTTGATAATCTGAATACTTTAGTTCCTGCTTCAAATTTTGGATTTACATCAGTATTTGGGTTGGGAATCCAAATTGAACCAAGTAAATCTCCCAATTGATCTGTAACTAAATCCAATGATTCTATTCTAGCAGTAGCACCGCTGCTTCTTCCTCTTAAAATCATACCAACTTCAAGATTTCCATAATATTCTCCCTGCGGTTTATTTGCTAATGAATAAGTATCTAAATTTAAAATTTCAGAAGAGGATGAGTAATTTTCAGATAAAGTTGCATTTCTGTTGTAAGGGTTTTTAATGAAAGTTTCGGTCGGCGAATCGTAAGGACCAAATTTATGATTCGATTTTGCTACTCTGCAACTAAAAGACTTTCCAGAGATTAACGTGTTAATTCTTTTTGCTGCTGCTGATCCTATTTTATTTTTTCTATTTTTTGAGAATGCCACAACCATTTCTCCAACTTGGAATGTGCCATTTATCATAGAAATTTTGACCAATTTTGGGAAAGTATATCCCAAAATATCAACACCATCAAAGAATGAATACATTTGAGTAAATGGTTTCAATCTTCTTGCAGTAAACTCTACATTTCTAGATCTCAAATATGGAACAACTCTCGAATCTAAAACCTGGTCGCCAAAAGAAGTATTATCAAAAGTTTCTCTTACAAGTTTTGTTTTTCCCGTTCTTGTTGAGGATCCAGTCTTAGTTACTTGCTCATAATCTTCTCTAACTACTTGATTACCAACTCTTACCTCTTCAGAATCTTTCTTAACAGATTGTCCAGTCCAAACAGTTTCCCAAGAATTCCAAACTGTTGGGGTGAATCCTGCTTGCTGATCAAAACCTTCATCTTCTACTTCATTTATAGTCTTTACATAATCGCCTTCAACACTGACAGTCTTTGGCTCTGCTCTAATCTGATCTACCCAAACATCAGAAGATGGGAAAAGTTCTATTGTTCCATTAAAGTTTGAAGAAGAATAAGCTGATACATTTGCAACTTGACTGGAATATGCTTGATCAATTTCTAAGACCTCTTCATAATCTAAAAGTACTAACTGACCAACTCTCTTTATATTAGATCCAACCAAATCAGTTGCAAATTTTGCATCGGTTGTTTGACTTGGAGAAACTCCAATTCCAGACAAAGAATTTGAACCAAGCAAAAGGTCTACTTGTGTGGAATAGTGAGAAGGTCTCAATTCGGAATTTGAAATATCAATAGAATTTTTTGATCCAATTAATTTCTTTTGAGTTTTTGTTGTTGAAAAATCATCAACAAAAAATCCAGATTTGAATCTATTTAAACCATCAGCATCTATTATTTGTAAGTTTGAAGTGTTAGATTCTAATATTGAAAGTGATGTATAATACTCTAAGTTTTTGATTCTATCTTCAAGTTTTTTGATATCAGACATTTGATATCTCTTATAATCTCTTAAAGTAATCCTTGAATCTTTAATATCGCAAAGATAAGCTGGAAGATTTATTTGTGCAATTTCAATTGAACCTAAAATAGGTTGAGGTAATTGTGGATCTTCAGCAGGTTCTCCACTTGCAAGTTGGAATGTTCCATCCTTTGAAAGATAGATTTTATCTATTCTTGGCAAATAGAAAGAATAATTTAACAATGAAGATTCATCAGAAGCCAAAATATATTCGGAAGAATTATTATTTTCGTCAATTGATCTTCCTAAAAATTCAAATGGCGATCTTTGATTTTCTGATACTGTGTAATTTGAAACTCTAGGACGAACATCTATAACGTCACTGTTTCTAACTCCATTTATCTTTGGAATATTGCAATATTCAAATTGATCATATGAGCTTGTAGTTACTATATCACCAGAACTTGAAACTGATGAAGATTCGAAGATTATTTTTAATTTTCTTTTTGGTTCTTTCTTTGAAACTTTTCTTACTATTTTTGAATAATCGTATATTGTATTCTTTTGTTGATTGTTAAATACATAACTATCAGTTATATCATTGTTTTCAGAGTCTATTGAAGAAACTGCTGCATTAACTCCAGAAGTTTTAAATTTTAATATTTCTCCCGGAATAATAGAATTTGAGGATAATTTAGTGTAAAAAATCTCTAAATTAGAGTTTCTTTCTACAAAAACTCCTGTTGCATTACTTTCGGATCCAATAAATTCTTCTCCAAGTATTAAATCCAAAGTATTTCCTGAAGGACCATTCAATGATGAAAATACAATCTTTGGAATTGTTGGGTTATTAGTATCACTAGATTCATATACTCCAAGAACTCTAACTACATCAGCCTCATTTAAAGAAATTTCCTCATCTTGAACTCTTGTCCCATAAGGGTAATTTCCATATTCTAAACCATCATTTAAAGTTGTTGAACCTATACCAGAAGATTCGTATTTTGATTTTGTTACAATTATAGAATTTATATTATTTTTTGATTTAACTTTTGAAGTTACATTTATTTTTCTAAGAGTAGCAATTAACTTTGCACTTCCATTGTTGCTTAAACCACTAATTGTTAATTGGGATGATCCAGAAGAAAATGTTATTTTATCCTGAGTAAGTTCTTCTGTGGAACCATTTTCATTTACTAAACAATATCTTTCTTCATCAAAAGGCAAGAAAGTTTCGTTTGGATCTGCACTTAGAGTAAAAGATCCTCCCGAAACAGATACTGTATATTGCTTTCTTATTGTTAGATCGGATCCTGTAAAATCGACAGACTTTACATTTGGTTTTGGTAGTTTTGTATACAGGGTGTTATCTTCAGAACTTTGGAATTTTGATCCCAAAACTCTAAAATCCGATGGAGTTATGGTTGCAGTAGGAAGATTTCCATCACAAACACCTGAAACAGAAGTAACTGGTTCCAGTGTTAAACTTGATGCTGTAACCGCAGTAACTTTTGAAAACGTTGGGACACTATTACCTGGATTTGTATATGCTACAATTGAGTTTACCTTTACTGAGTTTGTAAACACTACATCAGCAGAAGTTACTGTACTAGTTCCCAAAGTTCCATCACTTATAGAAACAAATCCAAATTCTGATAAAGTTGTTTGCTTAATATCTGCAGTAAAAGTATAAGCAGAACCAACAATTCCATATAATGATTTTACATCACTTGATCCATAAGAATTTACTGATGTAGAAATCCTACTATTTTTTATTCCATCAAAGGTAAAACTTTCACCTATAGAAAATTTGCCGCTAATACTATATGCTGTTATGATGCCAGAATTGTTGACATCGTGTCTAATATAACCAATAGCACCACTAGAATTGCCTTTTATTTGTGTAGGAACACTTAAAGTGATGGGTTCATTTAAAGTTATCTCAGTATAAGTCTGAATATCATATAAAGATATATCCCATTGATTTGATTCTGGATTTAAAGTATCATATGATCCAGATTCTAGAGCAAAATCATAAACTCTCGCAATTCCAATTTCTTTTCCGCCAGGAGAATTGCTGTTTGATCCTACTCTATCTAGATGTAGACTAACAGAGTAATCAGAAAATCCAACCTTTGGAGATCCATATACTCTATTTAAAGTATATGTTGGTCCAGTTACGTAATTTACACTTTGGTTTTTTAAATTTTTTGTAGTTCTTGGTTTTTTAAAATCAATATATGTCGATCCTATCGTTTTTATTTCATACCCCATTACATAAGCTTTTGTTGGGGATATTACATAAGTACCCAAATTTTCACTAGGAGTATTTCCATTATATGTTTTTTTATCACTTGTGAAAATTCCATTATTTCCCTTTAAATCATTTAAAGTTTCTCTTATTGATAAATTTGGAGACTTTACATAATAATTTCCAGATTCGTCAAAAGTCCTTCTTGCAAATTCATTTGCTAGTTCATTATATTGTGGGAGATTTCTTGATGTTATCTCCTCACCTTCTCTTATTTCGCTTATAGTAATGAAATCATTTGTCTCTAGATCATCTAATTCCTTTTTATCGAGATATGCAAATATTTGAAATCTATCTGCACCTGGTGCAGTATAATTTGAGAATCCATTTGCATTATCATTCAAAGAAGAATCTTCATCAGAATTTATAATTCTTTCTTGAATTCTTAAACCTACTTTATAATTGCTTATGCTGCTGTAAGGATCCAAAAGTATTGTGGATTCGCCAACATTTATAAAATATCCTCTAATAAAGAAAACCCCAGATTCTATTTTTGCCGAAGATGCACGTCCAGTAGAATTTTCATTCCTTGTAAGGCAAAATCCTTCACCCGCAGATAAAAATCTTTGTATTCCATCTACAATTATTGCACCTTCTTCATCATCATCGCCCAAATTTGGTTGATCGCTTTCTACTTCTAAAACTTCACCATCTAAAAATCTTTCACTTTTATTGGCATCTGTTCCTGGACTTAAATATTTTACATATATTGTTGCATTTCCAATAAAAGAATTTTGTTTAGAAAGAGAAAAAATAATCTCAGCTCTTACTCCACTAGTTCTTCCTACTATTACTGCACCATTTAAAAAGTTCAAATATATTTGAACATCAACCCCAAAATAATCATTCTCTAAAATTACATACTCTAATCTGTTATTATAAGATAATTCTCCGCCAAGAACTTTCGATCCATCAGTAAAAATATGAGTCCCAAATCTTTCAATCTGAGACTGTAAGATTGACTGTAAAGTAGTCAGTTCCCTAGCTTGAACAGGATAACCTGGTTTAAACAATACTCTATGAAAATCCTTATCATTAGGATCATAATCGTCAAAATATGGATATACGTTTAAGTTAGTTTCCTGTGGCATGATTTTTTACTTAAAATTGTAAAATAACCTTAATATCTTCTTTTTGATTGGCAGATCTTGTAATAGATGGTCTATTATCAACGTAAATAATGTCTCCTGAATATTTTTCTACTTCAGGATCAGATAAGCCAAAATCAAATTCTTGTCCCAGATTATAGGTAGTCGTATTATTTATGACCGTAGTCAAACCACTAAATTCAGTATCAATACCTAGTGTCTTAGTTCCTCCAAGAATTTCTATCGATCCCCCTACTTCAGGAGTAGATGTAAAGGAATATGCATTATATCCATATTCGGGAGTTTGTGTGCTTTGAATTAATGAAGCAGTATTGAATCCAGCTAATGCTCTATCTTGCCAATATTTAAGAACGCCAGTGTTGTTATCATATGAAATAACTCTTCCTACCGCTGTTTTTCCTGTTCCGATAGTTTGAGTTATTTGTGAATTTTGTGTAAATGTAGTATTTTGAAAATCACTAGAATTTAATACACCTTTTAATTTTAATGCTTTTGTCCCACTAATTTTATTGTCTGATAGTAAATCTTCCGAACCCGGTTTTCTTGGATTTTTTACTATTCCAATTCTTGCTACTTTATTTCCAGTAATAAAGTTTGGATTTTGATCATCATTTTCAATTCTACTATACAATAAAACACTAAATGCGCCAAGTTCCCTGTAAATATCACTTCCATGTCCACCTGAAGGAGGAATGATTACATTAAAAACCGGAGATGTTGAAGAACTATCTACCAGAAGACCACCAGAACTTAAATCTAATGATCCAAAAGTATATCCAGATCCTCCAGAAGTAACTTCAACAGATTCTACTGTAAAATCTTCACCCACAACAACAGTAGCTTTTCCCCCAGTTCCATCCCCAACAATATCAATATCAGAATAAGTTTGAGGTAGATTTCCAAGACCACTTCCTCTATTTGAAATGGTAATCATTTTTAATTGCCCACTAGTTGCTGCATTTTCTCTTACAGCAGCATATTGGGAATTAGTTTTCCAATCTGATGGGACAGGTATGTAATTAGCCGTTTCAAATTTTACAATATCATTTGGATTTATTGTGTAAAGATACTTCCAAATATATCCATCCCCACTGTCACCTGCTGGTCTTGGTTCAAGATCTGTAAAATTTGGTTCATCTAATGAGGGTCTACCTTCTGGATTTTCTGGATTTACTCCATTATTTAAACAAATATAAACTCTATAATTTGCATTTAACACATAATAATTCGAACTATAAAGAGAAGATTTATTTGATGTCGTTGGTCTATCTCTACTTATATCATTTTTGTACATGTCATAAGTAGTTCCAGAAGTCCATTTTATTTTTCGGATAACCTTCCTAACATCATCAGAGTTTATTTTTGTTAATCCGACAATAGTGTCCCATATATCATTACTATAATTAAATGAGTCTATTGGTGCTAGTGGAGAATTATCCCAATTTGGATCATAATCCGAAGAATTTGTCAATCCAATGAAGGAATAATAACAAAAATTTGTAGATCCTACGGAAGATATAAAGGTATCTGAATTTAAAATCCTAAATTGGTCAGTAATAATTGCAGACATTTATTTAAATTTTTA